CCCAAAGCCAAATAGGGTAAGCTACGTTCCAGGCACCCGAAGATGCTTAATAAAAGGCCGACAACCACTCCTGATCTATCGCCTCGTAATCCGATGTTAGAGGACTCCACCTAGAAGACCCAATGTCTTTCACCTCCGCATCGCGGAGAACACCAAGCCCTAAGTTGATCTTTTCCTTCAGTCCGTTAAAATAAACATTCCCATGATGGTACGCTTCTCGCATCGCTGTGCGCAAGTTCTCATACATTTGGGCTCTCTCAGCCTCAACTCCATCACACCTTCTCATCCAGTTGCACAACTCCTCAATACTCGCTTTCTCGATTGGTGCCCTCATCAAACCCTTGCGGATAGGATGGGGGACCCAACGTCTCTTCAAATAGGAGCATGCCTCATGAAATGGGATGGTGTCCGGTTGTTCTCCTCCCTTCTTCAAAGCATCCGTGTACACGATGTTATGTGCCGCGAATGCCTTCTGAAAGGCATTGAACGTAAAAAGCGAAACAAATTTCCGGGCGAAGACCCACACGTGGTCATCTCCATAGAACGTTGCCTCATACTCTTCGTTGAGGGTGTCAAAGTCCAACTGCACCTTCTTCTCGTCAGCGATCTCCTGCATAGCACACAGCAAATAGAACCAATTACCAAGGCCGTTAATATCGGCGGTAAATGTTGCCCCTGAAGGCAGCCCTATAATCTTCATAGCTACGGTGTTCCCATACAACGTTCGTAAATGAATTACGCACGCCATAAGCACCCGCCTAGCAAATCGGATAGCATCTGTGTCCTGTCCAGGAAACCACTTGTCCATGCACGCATTAACAACGTCCACGCATTTATCCATCACGTCCGGTCCAAACTTCCCGTCCCACGCCTTGTAGTCTCCAGCTACACATTCGCTTCCAATTCGGGTCATCCGTTTCTCCAACTCCGTCCATGCCGTTCCCGTAGGGTCCAGGCCAACCGCAGATGGTAGTCTCGTCGCATTCTGATTCATGCACGCCACAAAAGCACCGAAGTACTTTCGACACAGTATGTTAAAGTGTACAGGCAAGCAGTCGAAAAGCCGAGTACTTCCACTCGCAACTTTGGCCAGGCTCCTCCTCTCGTCCTTCAAGTTTGAGTAAGATAATATAAAGGGCATTTCGCCCCGAAGAATCATTCCTTCCGCCTCGTCCAGCTGTCGCCTTAAAAACTTATCCTTGATCTTCACAATCGTCTCACTCACGCTCTCAAAAAGAAAGTGCTTGCCTTTAGCTCCTGCAGGTTTCCACCACTTGAATGGTATCCCCGCGCTCGTCTCGCCGTTGATCCTGTTGTACCCAGCCAGTGGGATCCCGTTGATTGCCTGCTCTTCTGTCAGCACACTAGTGTGTATGTCTTTTGGTTGTACACACGAAAGTGCTGCCACAATAAGCTTATAGGCTCTCTGAATGTGGAATGGGTTCCAAGGTACAGTTGCTACGCTGTACTTCTTGGCACCCTCATTCAAGGGACTCCAATCTCTGTCGTCACGCAACTCCTCGCTGAGTCGCTGGTCTCCTTTAGTCAGAACACTAGGTTCTGTGACATGGGGGACTACCATGTCAAAGAGGGGGCTCTTCACTATATCACTCTTCGCTGTGATACGTTCTGGTCTCATCTTCATCGTCCTGTCGTACGCCAATCTACCCTCCGGTACAATCGTCGTTCCAATCATATCAGGGTCTTCCACGGTCATCTCCGAGTACAACACATCTCCCATTACTGGGTGGTGCATCATAACTCCGTCCTCCGCACACTGCATCGATTGGTAGTTTGGGTACGCTCTGTTCAATTGCTCAATCAACCACTCTCTAGTGATAATAGCTGAAGAGCCTCTCTCCTGGTCCTCAATACCTGCCACATGCATTCCACAGATCACTCCATCGAACCTCGTGTTCACAGCAACTAG